ATGGCCGCTCTGACTTATGGAACTGGTGAGATTGATTTTGGTAATGTCTTTTTCCGGAATCAGGGGGCGTTCATATCCGATAACCTCGATTCCGATTCCGTCCCGCTTCAAATTAATGAAGAGGTCCACTCGTGGGAGCCGGGTCATCTCAAGAAGGCGCGGGGCCGGTCCACCGCCGTCTGGAACTTTAAGAGCGTCGACATATCCAATGCCGGACTTAAAGGTGACCAGCTCGATCAGGCGTATCACGACGGGACCATGCAGCAGTGGGAAGTCCTCTGTCCCCACTGTAAGAAATATCACCGCATGAGAACGCGATGGGAGGATGACAAGCCCCAGCTGGGCGGACTGCGGTACGATTCCGAAGGATGTCAGACCGGCTTCTGGCAATATGATTATAACAAGCTGCGGCCTACCATACGCTACCAGTTCCCCTGTGGAGGCACCGTCCATAATGAGGATATAGCCGCCCGGCGCAAGCTATCGCTCAGCGGTCGTTATTCGGAGCCTACTAATGCTGGCGCGGAGCTTTCGCACGCTTCCTACACTTATGAGTCCGTCATCGTCGATTATATCGACTGGATGATGTTAATCAAGGACAAGCACGACGGCCTGCGGTCCAGGGCGCTGGGCGACCCGGAACCTTTCCGGCGTTACAAGTGTGAACGGGAGTGCATACCGTATGACCCCAACGATGTTCCGATCATTCATAAGGTCACGCTCAACGAAAACCTGCGCAAGAACCGGGAAGGATTGCCCAAGCCGCGTCTCCGGGCCTTTGCCTTGGACCGCCAGCAGGGCGAGAAGTCCAAGGGTGAATTTCCTTATTGGTGGCTGGTCATCCGGGATTACAAGATTTTCTTCGGAACCCTGCGCAGCGTGCTGGTGTGGGAAGGCAGGCTGGATACCGATGAGCAGGTGATTGCCACGCTCGACGAACACGAGTGCGAGCGCCATCACGGTGTCGCCGATTCCGGCGATGATACTGACTACGTTTATAACTTCTGCATGCGTTACGGTGTTAACGCGATCAAGGGCGGTACTGAGCAGTGGTACGTCCACGAGAACGGAGCGCGGCGGAATTATTCGCCGGAGCGACCGCTTCACGCCATGCTGAACTATCCGCCTAAGTTTGAATATATCGAGGTGGCCGTGGTTAACAACGTCACCCAGACGGAACCGGCCCCGGAGGAGCCGATGTTCTGGCTTTATTCAAAGGGAGGCATCCGGGAGCGGCTGAACTGGCTGCGGGCCAACATGGACCAATATGAAACGCCTGCCGATGTTAGCGATGACTATAAGGCTCACTTCGATGCGGAAGAGCGCGTGGTCAGGCAGCACCCCCGGACGGGCCAGGATATTATTGAGTGGATTCAGAGGAAGCGGCGTAATGACTTGTTCGTATGCGAATGCTACTGCGATATGGTGTTAGATATGTCCGGAATGATCGGCGAAGCGGATGTGCATGAGGTCCGGACGGAGAATAAGACCCATTAAAGGCCCGAAAACGCTCCGGGAGCCACGGCTCCCGCTTAACGGCTCCCGGAGACTTATAACGATAAAAAGCCTTATTTTATTACGTTTTATCGGGTAGGTGCTAGTAACTCTTCCGCTTTTACTATTAAAACCGGCGACTTGGATTTAAAATCCGGAAAGAATGGCTGTAAATACCAAAGAAGTTCGGGGCAGGCTGGAGGATGCGTATGCCGCGTCTGCCGGCCTGCCCGCTGGCCCGACCTCTTTGCGCGCCTATCTCCGTTCCCAAGAGCAGCTTTACCGTGCGGCCACCGGCGGCGGTTCCATTGAATCCTCTTCCAGCGACGGGAAAATGGTCAAGTTCGCCGCTTACGGTCCCGGCCAGATTACTCCGTTGGAGTTGGTCGAGCTTTATCGCTGGTGCGTCGATCAGTTCGATCAGGCTTTCCTCTGGCTTACCAATTGCGCCGCCGCCGGGGTTGATGCCTTTGTTACGGACTTCACGGATTATCCGACCGCCCCGCTGAATCCGGTGGAAAACCCCGTGATCATTGACGCCACCGGACGGTGGGCGCAGCTTTGCCTTCAATACGGAATCGCCAAGAATCTGATCGTGGGGGCGGCGGTCAGCGATAAGGCGATTTTCCTTTGGCTCATGTTCCACGAGGTTCCGGCGGTCGAAGCGTTCAGCGACTACGGCCAGATGCGCATCGCGCAGGGGAATCAATTCACATGAAGATTACCCAGCGCCTCATCGCTTCCGCGCTCGCCCTGACCGAAGGGACTCGCATGGGCAATGCCGTGGAGGCTCTCTTCACCAACCGCTATGAGGCCGCTCAGCCGTCCACGCCCCAGCGGTCTTATATCCCGGCCTTTAACCGGGATGCCCGCTTCGATGCTAACTCATGGAGCCGCTGGGAGATGACGCGGAAAATCCGTTACTTTGAACGAAACGTCTGGCTGGTTCAGGCGATTCGTGATGAGCACGTCAAGTGGACCTGCGGCCCGAACGGTCTTCAAATCCAGCCCGCCTCCGCTAATGATGAGTGGAATAAATCCGTTCTGGAAGCCTATCACGATTGGTGCGAGTCGCCGGTTTTTGATTCCACTATCACGATGAGCCGGGTCCACAAGCAAATCGCCGGGACTTGTCATCTGGAAAACGACCTGTTCATTTTAAAGACCTCGACGAAGCTCCGGGGTCAGGCCTCCCGTCCCGCCATCCAGCTGATCGAATCCCACCGGTGCTCCGACCCCGGCCAGGCGTGGGCATTCAAGGATGACCCGGAGATGATCGACGGCGTTCAGATGTCACGTCAGGATGACGGTCGGATTGCCGGCCCGAAGGGTTATTGGTTCATTGATAACGCGCTGGCCGATCAGTGGGCCTTCCGTCCTCTTTCACAGGTTATTCACGTCTTCCAGCCGGAGCGCATCGGGATGTTCCGTGGTATTACGCCGTATCATTCGGTAATGAATACGCTCCACGACCTCGACGACCTGGAGCAGATGGAAATGCAGCGGGCTAAGGCCAACTCCGAAATCGCCAACATCATCACCTCGCCCTCCGGCGAGCTTAACCGTGATGCCTTGCGCAGCCGTCGCTTCGGGCAGGCGGCGCAGCAGCCTCCGGTCGCCGATTCCAAGGGAGATGCGATTGACCAGCGCATCCAGCTGTATCGCAAAATCCTTGGCTCCCGCACCATCGCGCTCAAGACCGGCGAGAAGCTTGATCAGGTCGGGAATGAGAACCCGTCCGCCTCAACCCAATGGTATTGGAAATACAAGCTGGGTCAGGTCTGTAAGACCGCCGGGGTGCCTTTAATTCTTATCTTCCCGGAGCTGGTTGACGGGATGCAAGGCACGGTGGTTCGCGGCATCTATGACGATGCGCACGAGACATTCAAAGGGAGCTTCTTTGAATACGCGAAAACCTCTATTAACATTTATCACTTCTGGCTCCAGTGGGCAATCTATAACGACCCGCGTTGTATTGATGCTCCGGCTGATTGGAAAAAGTGTCATGTCATTCCGCCGCGTGCGGTCAATGTCGACATAGGATATAACTCCGCCGCCACTCTTGCCGAGCTGGCCGCTGGGGTCCAGAATTTTGATGACATCGCCGGGCGGAACGGAACCACCGCCGAAGCGTTACTTCTGAAGAAGGGCAAGAACATCGCGATGATTAAGAGAATCGCCAAGCAGGTTTCCACGGACGGAATCGAGGTTCAGCCGGAGGAAATCTCCGCCCCGCTTGCGCAGGTGGTTCAGCAGCTAGCTCTGGCCCAGCAGGCGATCAACTCCGGCAACGATGACGGCGAGGACGATGAGGCTCCTCCGCAGAAGAAAAATAAAAACCAAGACTAATGAAAAAAATCTTTAACTTCGGCTGGGGCACCCTGACCGTTCAATGGAATGACGCGGCGGACGGCGACCCGACCCCGTCAGAGCTGCTCGTGTATGACTCCATCGGCAAGAGTCCGTGGAGTGACGAGGGAATTTCCGATTCCGAGTTTGTCAAGGCGCTGAATGAAGCTCCCGTTGACCGTGACCTTCATATCCGGGTAAACTCCCGTGGCGGCGATGTGCATCACGGGACCACGATGCAGAATGCCATTACTGACTGGAAGGCGAAGAACAAGCGGAAGGTAGTCACGATCATTGATGGCGTGGCCGCTTCCACGGCATCGTGGGCCTTTCCCTGTGCCTCCGATGAGGTCTGGGCCTATAAGGGCAGCCAGGTCTTTGTGCATGACGCCATGGCCTTCGGGGGCGGCAATGCGGCGGAGCTTCGCAAGACCGCCGATAACCTGGATAAGACCTCCGATCAAATCGCGCAGAAGTATGCCGACAAATCCGGCAAATCCAAGAAGTCCTGGCGCGATAAGATGAAGGATGAAACCTTGATGACCGGCGAAGAGGCCGAAGAGGAAGGGCTGGTTGATAAGGTCATCGATGGGAAGTCTGTCCGTAACTTTACCCCGCGTGAGATTGCTGAAATGTCCAATCATCTTTCGCGGGTCCATAACTCCACCGCCAAGCACGGTGAGCAACAACCGCAACCGCAAAAAACCACGATAAATAAAATGCATAAGAAACAAGTCATTGCCATGCTGAACTTGCTTGGCGTGAAGGAATGGGAGGGCGTGACCCTTACCGAATCGACCACCGAAGAAATCCTGAACAAGGTTCTGGAATCTACGGTGAAAACCAAGGAGGAGGAGGCGACGAAGCTCTTGCAGAAGGATGCTTCCGCCCCGACCCGCGAACAGTTCAACGCGCTCCAGACCCAGCTGAACCAGCTGAACGAGTTGAACAGCCAGGCGGCGAAAAACCGCATCACCAACGAAATCGAGAAGCTGGTCACCGAAGACCGCCTCACGGTCAAGGAGAAGGATGCCGCGCTCAAGCG